TCCTCCCATAACATCTCCCATAAAATTAGAAAATCCAGGATTTTGCTGACTCATAGTATTCATTGCGGCATTCTGGAACTGTTGCATTAATTCAGGATTTTGTCTCATAATATCGTCCATTCCAGGAATAGAATTTTTAAACATTGAATTAGTCATATGTAACATGCATGCGCTTCCTCCAAGTTGAAATAGAAGCTTCAATTCAGGTGCCATAGTTGCTTTTGATTTGTATTTTTCATGTAGTTCGGCAAAGATTTCATCATAATCATCAATATTTTCATTAACATTCTCACTCCATCCATCTAAACGCAAATCAAAAGGGTCAAATTTATTATTTAAAAACTCTAACCCAGTAATAGCTGCCATCAACATTTTACCTTGAAATTTGACACTGTTCTTTCTCTCTGCTTCTGATTTTAAAGATTCATATTCTCCTTGCATCTCTGATAGATTAGAATCCATATTGTATTGTTTTGATAGGGTAATTCCCTTCTTTTCCAATGCTTCCAATTTGCGTAAGTATTCGAATTTTTCTTTTAATATATCTTCTTTCGATTTAGGTGTCTCTGGTCGTCTGTCCATATCAGGATTAATAGGAACATTATTAAACTTAGAGAAACCGTCCCACGTTTGTCTATTTTCAGTGTCAGTTTTGTTAGATTGAACACTGGCCGTTCCTAATGCGGAGCCTCCACTATTCGCAGTATCAGCATCAACTTGTAAGCTGATATTATCGATGTTTTGAAGAGGAACATCATTGGTCTTAGGAGTAGCAATAGGTGCAGAGCTAACAGTGTCAGTTAGATTGTTTAATTCACTTTCTAAATTGTTTAAATCATCTAAACCAATATCTTCTTCTTTATTTCCACTACTGCCTCCAGATTTAACTTTATCGTTCATAAGTAATTCAATACCTCCACCAAAATTTACAGATGGCTTTCCTGTTAGTGTATCATCATCTAAAGACCCTAAAGAATCTAGATTAATTATTTCAGCGCTATCCATTATGTTTTAAATAGAAAGATTAATTTTAAGTCTATCCGCATTTAAATATATTTATGTTTTTGTAATGATTAATTAATTTTTTCTTTATACCATAATAACTGTAATAATGCGTCTGCTAAGTCGTCTTTCTTTTTATGTTTATTAAAATGTTGCAACCAATGTGAATTTAAAGAATTCTCTCCTAAAATTTTTCTTGTTATCTCAACAGATAATTTTTTTCTTTCACTATATTCGGTTGCTTTTTGTATAAATTGGTTTAATTTATTACTAGCAGAAACGAAAGAGATATGTTCAATATTTTTGGCAATAAAATATTGTGCTAACATACATTGAATAGATTTCATTCGATTAGCTTTTGGTGCGATTTGATTTTCAATTATTACATATTTTAAACAGGTATTATCAATGTTATGATTATCAAAAAGTTTATTAAATGAAGTGTTGAGATTTCTTCCAAGTGTAATTAAGTCGAAGCTTGAAGCATTCTCTTTTACAATAGGCTCTAAATATTCTTTGTTATATTTCTCTCTTATTTTTTTAATAATAAGTTCTCTCAATGTGTTAGATGTGATATCAATATTGATTGAATGGCAAAAAGTGAGTAAATCTTTTTTTTTCATTTTTTCGATAGTTTTAATAGCCTTTTCAGGTATTTTATATTGAATAGATTTTCCATGTTTTGCACAATAGAATTTTTCATTTTTTGTGTATTTTGCTTCTTTTGTGCATTCGCAACATGTATGGGTTTCTTCATTACATAAGTTAATAATATCCCAAAATTTAATACATTGTTCATTGCCTGAAATATCTGAAATGCATACTGCTAAATTTTTAATACCGACATCGATGCTTAGTATTAACATATAATTCTAGTGTATATGTTAATATGAATTATTTAAACATATTGACTCATTAAATTGACTCATTAAATTTAATCTTCTTCTACAACTCTCCATAAGTCCCATTTATTATCTTTGGGAATATAATATGTATCATTTTTTTTTCCAAAATCTTTTGCATCTGAATTAGCGCCAAAATCTATATTATTAAATAATTCTTCCCATTCGGTAAAACCTTGTTTTACCTTTTTATTACGATTTTTTATATTATTTAACATAGATTCATGTTCTTTTGTCATTGTGCTCGTGGAACTTTTTTCGGAAGATAATTTATTCATAATATTTTGTGCATTGCCTTTAATATCACCTGGTTTATTGCCTCCTTTACTTCCTAGAAATTGTGGCAACTCTCCTAAAAAACTTTCCGTGTTCTCTTTAATTTTTGAGGGAAAAAGAATACCTAAAAATAAGAAAAATCCTAATCCAATAACAAATTTAATAATATTAGAAAAACTAGACTTTTTACCACCTCCTTCGGTTGCACCGTATTGATTTCCACTAGGTCTAGGTCTAGTTGCAAATACACCAAGTGATAGAACACGTAAAACACCCGCAAAAAATTTTTGGAAAGGACCTGTTCCGTCTTTCGTTTGAAACATTCCGTCACCTTGTAAATCGACTGCCATCAAGGCATAGATAATTCCAATAAAATTCATTGCCATCCACCAACCCATTAATCCAAGTAATGTTTTTTCATGATATTGTAATCCGGGCGCTGGTATTGGTAAACCATAATGTTCTCCATGATCTGATTGATGAACAGTTGCCCCTGGAAAAAGACTTCCTGTGCTACCTCCATTACTACTTGTCATATTATATATATGAAAATATTTTATATAATATGAGTTTATACATCTGCTAATTCACTGAAAGTGCCATCATCGGCTCCAACAATATTACCGGCGGGTAGAGGTGCACTATCACATTTTTTTTCTGCGCTTCCGTCTTTTTTCTTGCATTTACCGTCACAACTTGTGCAATCAGATACTGTTAAAGAGAGAATAAAAACACTTAATACAACAGAAGCAACTATAATTAAAATATTGTATTTTTTTCCTAAAATAGTAATCGATGACATATAATATATATGAATATATAAATTATATTAAAATTAAAAAGTTGTTGCTCTTGCAGTGGCAGTTTGAATAAATTTGTTCATATAATTATTTTTCAAATCACTATCATTATAAGCATGTTCTTCATTAGTTGAATATACATATGGTGTTTTAGATGCAGGAATATTATTTATATATTGAACACTAGAACAAAAACTTCTATCAATATTTCCATTTAATCTAATAATAGAATCAGCATTATTTGTCATGAATTTTCTGTATTCGCTATTAGTTTTAATATTATTTTCTTCTAAAATTTTCTTGTTTTTATTGTATTCTGGTCTCCATTTTGAATATTTAGTTCCATCAATAGTTTGCTCCTCAATAAATGACATTATATATAATATAATTATAAAAAATTTACTCGGCTAGTAATTCAATACATTCACTCTTTTTCATCTTGGAGAGATTTTGAACTTGTAGCCCCTTATCTTTAATCATTTGCCTAAGCTCAGTAACTTTAAGGTCATTTAAATTGGTTGATAGAGATAATTTATCAATATCTATAGTTTTAGAATTGTCTTGAGTTGAATTACTTTTCTTATTTTGAATACTGTCTAACATGCCAAGCAACATTGTATCTAGATTATTACTTTCAATTTTAACCTCACTTTCATCAGAGTCAGTTGTTGCATCTGCGTTAAAATCTTCAGTATCAAAATCTTCTAATTTTATGTCATCCATCGATTCAATATTGATTACTTTATTACCCGAAGGAATATCATCGATTACTTTAACATCTTCTTTTAATTCTTCAACATCTAATACTTCAACTTCAGTATTCAATTGCTCATTATCTTTCGCTAGAATTAGTTCATCTTTTTCTTCACTTTCTAGTATATTATCCACAACAGTATCATCGTCAACATCATCATCATCATCAACATCATCATCTTCATCTAAATCATCTTCATCTAAATCATCTTCATCAACATCTGTAGTTGAGCTAATTTCGCTACTTTCAGAAATGTTGATTTTTTGTGGAGTAGATTCCTCAGGAATTGGTGGCATATTGGACAACAAGTTCATATCAATACCATTTTGTGGTAAATTAGCATCACTTGTAGGGAGAGAATCTGCAATAATTGTATTTTCAGACAATGATATGCCTCCTCCTTGTGGAATTGGATGAGGTTTTGGTATGTTATTAGAATTTAATTGTTGAACTATTCCTAACATATGTTGGATTTTATGGTCTGTTTCATTAAATTTTTGTCTTACATAAAATACTATCATACCACTTAAAAATAATGTTAAACATACGGAAAGTAAAAATCCACTTCCTTCTAAACCAAATAGATTCATTTTTAGTTAAAATATATATATTTTTATTTAAGTTCTAACGAAAAGAAAATATAATTATATCGCAGTATTAATATTATTTTGCATTTTATTTATTAATTCTGCTGGATAATCTAAATCTTTAAATACTTTTATACCACCTTTCACGGAAGAAATGCCCTTTTTGAGTTTGTAAGTATACATAAACTCTTTATTTTCATCAATATCAATATTCATATGACAATTCATAATATTCTTCACTTTCTTCACTTTATCACAGAGAGAAACATAATGTGTGGTAAGCATAAATTTAAAGTTTTTATATTTCGACAAATACAATAAGTAAGCATAAGCACCACTAATTGCTTCGTATGGATTAGTTCCTGAGTATATTTCATCAAATATGCAGAAATGTCGGTCTTTACTATTTTTAACTGAATCTAAAATTTCTTTACATCTTCTTGCTTCAGCTTGGAAAAGACTGTCTCTTCCCGAAGTATCCGGAATATTAAGATAGCAATGAATATATTTATAAGGATTAATTGTTGCTGATGAATAAAAGCCAAAACCAACCTGTTGAGAAAGAATTATATTAAAGAGTGTTGTTTTTAATATGGTTGTTTTTCCTGATGCATTTGGTCCAGTAATCATTTTATTTGTTTCTAATGAATATGAATTACTTACATTCTCTCTATTTTTAAATGGAGCATAGTAGCTATTTTTAAAGTTGCACTCTTTATCACTTGTAAAAATACATTCGTTGATATGTTTTGCTTCTAGATTCTTATTTAAATGTTTCATTGTTTCAACATATCCATTAAATCCAAATGCAAATAACATACAATCATTACATTCTTTATTATCGTAAATATCATAAAAGCACTTCATTAAATAGCCAACACTTCTTGCTTTTTTGAGATTTAATTTATATGGTGTTATTTCAGCAAGTTGATTATATACATTCAATAACTTTTCCTTATTCTCTCTTAAACTAGAATTGAATTCTTTATAATGATTGAAGTTCTTTGTTATACTGATGTGAATATCAATATTTTTAACGGTATTTTCAATAAAATCTCGCATGATAAATAAATCCTTGTGTATCTTTGATAAGTTTAAGTAAAACCTCCTACACGATAAAATATTTTGATAAATTTGAAATATATAGAATCCAGCAGATAGTGCTAAATATACCTTTTTTTCAAATGATACTGTTCCAAAGTTAACTATTAGGTTTCCAATACTATTTTGAACAATAACCACTTTTAAAAATTTTATGTAATTACTTAGAGTGACATTTGAATCTTGTAATTTTATTAAGAAAAAGGGTAATATTAACATCATTATAGGAAATGTCAATGAAATAATTGGAGCAGACATATTTACGATACTAAGTATTTGAAGAAACAAAGCATTTGTATTGAGAGCTTTAAAATAATCAATGTCGACATATTGATATCTATCTAAAAATCCTTTATCATTTTTAATATCACTCCATAAATCATTAACTTCATCATTATTTTCATTCAATAAGAAATTGTTAGACGATTTTATTACCGATTGTGTTTCTTTTAAATATTCTATGTCATCTGTATAGAAATCCGGATATTTTTTAATGATGTTTTTTGCAAATTTGCTTTTAGGGTCATAAACATAGTTATATAAACTGACAGTGTTTTCATTATCTTTTAATTCTAAATCTTCATGTATTGATTTATTCAATGTATTTTTATTTTTATTATATTCAATAGGTAATTTAAAATGGTCGTTAATATTCTCTTCTTCAAACATTATAACATTGATAGAAATTTTATAATGTTAGATTACGCATTTAATTATTTGTTACAAATGATTCAGGGAGTGCATCAATTTGTGTGTTGTAATACTTTTCAATCTCTCTTAACTTTTTAATGTCTTTATTAGATATAAAATTAATACCTACGCCTTTTCTTCCCCATCTGCCACTTCTACCTATACGATGCAAATAAGTATGAGTATCTTTAGGAATATCATAATTAATAACAGTGCTAACTTGTTGTATATCAATTCCTCGTGCTGTAATATTTGTAGAAATCAGAACACGATACTTTCCACTTTTAAATTCTTTATAAGATAATTCTCTCTCTTCTCTATCTTGTTCACTGTGTAAGCAACATACTGGATAACCTTCTTCTCTCATATTATCATACAAATCAATAACACGTCTCAAACTATTACAATATATGATGCATTGTGATACATTGATTGATGAATATAAATCTTTAAGTGTTAGATATTTAGATTTTTCATCATCTAGAAGAACATAATATTGAGATATCCCTTCTAAAGTAAGCGCATCAGACTTTACTAATATTTTTTCAGGTTCTCTCAATAATTTCTTACTCATTTCAAGTAAATCACTAGATAATGTTGCACTAAATAATGCTATTTGAACGGTTTCTTCGTTTAACTGATAAAAGATATTATAAATTTGTTCTTTGAATCCTTTGGATAACATTTCGTCAGCTTCATCTAAAACCATTACTTTAACTGTGCTAACATTCATTTTTTTTCTTCTCAACATATCGTTGATTCTTCCCGGGCAACCAACAACAATATGAGGAATTTTTTTTAATTCATTGACGTCATCTTCAATAGACGTACCACCTACTAATAATTGTAATCGCAATCCTGACATCATTTTACCAATATTACTTAATACATCATATATTTGTTTTGATAATTCTCTCGTTGGAGATAGAATAATACCTTGAATAGATTTACTTTTAATATTTATTTGTCCAAGAGTTCCAATAGTAAATGCACCGGTTTTTCCTGTGCCAGATTGTGCTTGTGCAATAATATCTTTATTTTTTAGCATTGATGGTATTGCTTTTTTTTGTATAGAACTTGGTTGTTCAAAACCATATGCATAAATTCCGCGTAATAGATTCATATCACAATCTAAATCATCCCATGAATTTAATTCTGATGTAGTCATTAAAATAATTAGTGTATATAACTTTAAGTTATTAATAATTAAATAAATTAGTATAAATGTAAAATTATAAATATTTTCAGTAATAATGTATTCAGTTAATGATTTTAATAATGCAAATACTATTGAAATATCCGATAATATTATTGAAACATTTAATAAATTAAATCGCTCATTTACTAAGAAAAATATACAGAAGCATAAATATTTAAAAAAGACAACAATCGCGACTGATTGTCATTCGACAATTAAAACATTGATAAATAAAATTACTTTAGAAACATATTCAGAAAACAGTGTTGAATTAATAGAAGAATTTGATAAATTCACTGACAAACAAGGTTGTAGTTCTAAGATTTTTGATATTTTATCAAAAAATAATTTTTATTCATCTTTGTATGCTTCTCTCTATAGTAAGCTGATAGAACATGATGAAATATTTCTTCAAACATTAAACAACAATATTGAAAATATAAATAGTCTATATGATGAAATAAAATGTCATGATGCAAATGAGAACTATGACTTATTTTGCAAAAGTAATGAAAATAATGGGAATATTAAATCATTAACAACATTTTACAGTTATTTACTTTTAAATGATAATGTTACTTGTGATTTTATAATTAATAATATTAACTATTTGATTGAAAAGATAAAGGTCGTTAAAGATAATCTGGTTATTTTTGAATTACTAGAAAATATAAATATCTACATAACTATTACACACAATATTATATGTAAGCATGAAAACTGGGGTAGTATCATACAAAATATAGAAGACATGAAAGGAAAACGGAGAGAATTTTCAGATTTGAAAAACAAGTGTGTATTTAAATGTATGGATATTCTTGATTTTGTAAATAATATATAAAATTATTTAATATAAATATATATTATTATGAGTATCGAAGGAATTAATAGCATAACTTCTAAATTAAATCCAAATATTACTTATAGTTATGGAAAAACAATTGATAAAAATGACAAGGGTAAAAGTGGAACAATAGAAACAATAAATTTTGCAGGTCGTTCCTTAGATATTACATTGGGTATTGCGCATCCAGCGTATTCTAATAAGGGAAAATTAAAAAGTCTTGTATATTATAATATTTATCTTGTTGATTCTACTAATATTAAGGTTTATAAAAAAATTGGAATTTATGAAATTACAAGTGATATGATATATAATGTCTATGATAATCGTGAATTAAATATATCGAAATTAGGTGAGCCTTTGTTTTATCCTGTTGAATTTAAAGAACTTTTTCCAGATATATCATATAAGTTAACTTATAATAATGATGATGAGAGAATTGACTTGAAGAAAGAGAATGATGATGATGATGATAATGATGATGATGATGATGATAATGATGATGATGCAGAGACTGTTAATGATGCGGAAACGGATGATGATGCGGAAACTGATGCCACCGAAACTGATGATGAAGAAACTGATGATGCAGATGAGGACGATGATGAGGATGAGGATGATGAAGAGAAAGTTTTAAAACCGGAAACTTCAGATGAAAATGCACAAATAATCGAAATGTATTCAGTAAATGATGAACATAATTGGATACAAAGAAAATTTAAAAATCCAAATTATGCAATATTACCAGGAAATAATGATAAGAATCTTTTTGAAGCAATAAAACAGGCATTTGATGATGATACTACAAGCGTGAAACAGATAAGAGAAATAGTATCAAATACAATAACAATCGATGAATTTTTAAAATATCGAAATATATATGATAATCTTTTAAAAGAAAAAGAAGAATTAAACAAAAAGATTGGAGAGAATATAGATAGTCAAGAGAAAACCTTACCGACAATGGAACACAGTGAGCAGTTAGAGAAAATATCTAATGAAGAAAAACGTAAAAAAGAGTATTCTGCATTAAACAAAGAATATAATATGATAAAGGGTCATTTATCACACTATTCATTTATGGATGATGTAGTAAATTTAGACCAATTAAAACAGGTAATTTTAACGAATCGATATTGGGGAGATAATATTGCAATATCTATTGCAGAGAGACTTCTATATGAAGACAGATTAAAAATTATAGTGTTGTTAGAAGATAAAAGTAGAGAAGGTGATATGGCAAAAATAATAAATTGTAATAATTACAATGCTATAGAGTTAAATAATCAACAGATTGTAAGACCTAAAAATTATATAATTCTCTCTTTGTCTGGGAAAAACTATAGTGTTGTAACTTATAAGAACAAGAAGATGTTAAAGTTTGATGAGGTGCCATATGGTATAAAACGTAGAATAACAGATAATTGCACTAATGTAATTTGATTTAAATAAATATTAATTAATTTAAATGATAATATTTATTTAATATAAACATGAATCATGAGAACAGGTTAGTGAAATATTTAATGGACTCAGAATATTTTAAACATTATGCTTTAACGCCGAATGTTAATACAGTATTAACAGAATTGATAAATAAAATAGACAATGCGTTAAATAAAATAGACAATGATAAAAAAATGCAATTTACACTAATAAAAGATAATTTTAAATTTAAGAGAGAAGACACAACATATTTTTCTGAAGAAATACAGACAGAAATAATTAAAAATTATAGTGAAGGTGTAAAAATAACATATTCTGCAGGAAATTTTGATATAACTTTAAATTTCTATAAAATGAGAAACAATAAGATTGGAGAGAAAAAAATATTAAATTATGCAAGATACATGTTAGCATGGCTATTAGTTGTAAAGGGATATGAGTCAGATGACTGTGTTAAGAACTTATTAGTAGATATATTTTTAACAAAACATAAAAAACAACTTCCGGAAAAGAGAGAACATGTGATAGGTGCAAAAAATGTAAATACAGCGTATACATATCGTTGTATGCATGGAAGCACAAGTATTAAATTATATCGTGAAGAAGATTTAATGAAGGTATTTTTTCATGAGACATTTCATACATTTAACATGGATTTTTTAAAAACAGGTAAGACAGAAATAAGAGAGATTTTTGATGTAGAATCCTCAATAAGTATATTTGAAAGTTATTGTGAGACATGGGCAAGAGTGATACATTCTCTCTTTTTAGCGATGATACAATCTAAAAATAATAGAGATGTTAAAGAAATCATACAATATTTCACTGCAATATTATGTATAGAATCACAACATTCATTATTACAGGCAAAAAAAGTATTTGAGCATATGGATTTAAGATTAGAAGATGCGTTAGAAAATACCAGAAGTTTGAATATTAAATTTCGAGAAGAAAGTCATGTGTTTTCTTATTATTTTGTCACGTCTTTGTTAATGATAAATATAAATGATTTTATAAATTATTGTGTTAATAATAATGTAAATATTTTAAAATTTAACCCATCAAATTTCGATAATTATGTTATTTTAATAAAAAATAGCAAAAACAGTTTGCTAACAGAAAAATGTGTTGAATACTTTAATAGTAATGAAATAAATATTTCAGACAAAAATATAAAAATGGTTTTATTTAATATGATTTAGAATGTAAAAAAAAATTGATGTATAAAAAGTGATTATAAATAGTAGTGTAAAATGGGTCCACGTAAATTAAATCAGTTTTTCCGGTTTCATAAACCATTAGGAATAATAGAAAAGCAATTGAAGGAGTTTCATGGAAAAACGATAGTTATAGATGCAAGTATATATCTTTATAGATTTAATACAAACGATGAACTGATAGAGAATTTATATATTATGATTTGTATATTAAAAAAACATAATATAATACCTTTGTTTATATTTGATGGTAAGCCTCCTCCAGAAAAATTTAATAGTTTAAATATACGTCGTAAAGAACGTGATGACGCAGCAAGATTGTATGAATTATTAAAAAAATCTAATAATATGTGTGAAGTAAGTGCAACATTTATTGAGAAATTAAAACGCAAGAAAACCAGAGTAAATTCAAGAAATAGAGAAGAAGCAAAAAGACTATTAGAAGTATGTGGAGTATCATACATTGAAGCAGACGGTGAAGCAGACGAGTTATGTGCCTATTGTGTAATAAAAAATATTGCATATGCATGTTTAAGTGATGATATGGATATGTTTATATATGGTTGTCCTAGAATAATGCGTTATTTCAGTATGATGAATGAAACGGTTGTGTATTATGAATTAGACACGATATTGAAGTCGCTTGATATTGAAAGAGAGATGTTTACTAATATAGCAATATTATCTGGAACGGATTATAATAATGAAGTAATGTTGATAGAAGATTTGTATGTAAGTTATAGTAAGAACAAAGAAATGTTTTCAGAGAATCTAACAAGTAAAATAGAGAGAAATGAATATGAAAATATAAAAGAAATCAAAAGATATTATGATTTAACAAAACGAGACTTTAATGAAGTGGTATCTCGAAGAAAGTATTTTAATTATGATAAACAAGAAGAACAAAAATTTTTGTCATCTTATCATTTCATTTTCATTGAATAATTATTGTTAATTATTCAATAATATTTTGTTTTATATTGCTGTTTAAGATTGAAATATTATATTACTATTTTTATTTTTTCTTTTATATTGCTGTTTAAGATTGAATTATTATAATAATTAATTTAGATTATCTAGTTTAATATGTATTAAACTTAGTTAGAAGCAGAGCCAGAGGCAGCAGGAGCCTGACCAGCCTTAGCGAAGTGAGGACTCATGTATCGCTGGAGGTTGAAGTAAGTAAGCTCATCCTTCTTGGTGAGGTTGAGGAGCTTAGAAAGCTTGGCGTCAGGGTTAATCTTACGGCCATTCTCCTTGCACTGGAGACCCTGGTCGCGGATATACTTGTTAATTTCACGAGTGACCTCAGTGCGTGCCATCTCGGTTCCCTTAGCCTTTCCGAGGAAAGCAGCAAGCTCCTCACTGATAAGAGTGGGCTTTACAAAACCAGAGGGAGAACGGTTGCCCTTGCCGGCCTTTTTCTTAGCACTGGCCTTCTGGGCAGCCTTAAGCTCACGAGTAAGTCGCTTCTCAAGAGCACGAGCCTCCTGCTTTACAGTTCCAAGGAGATTAGTGACTTGAGTGAGCTTAGCGAGGAGCTCACTGAAACCAGTCTCAGTAGTAGCCTCAACTACATCATTGGCTGGTTCGGTAGATACAACAGGCTCGGTGGCCTTTTCAACAGGCTTCTCAGTCTTCTGAGCAGGAGTAGGGGTCTTAGCAGTCTTCTTTGCCATTATAACCTACTATAGAGGTTTCTTTTTAAGTGCTTTATTTATATATATTTTATTTGTTTCCATAATTCATGCAAAATCGTATTTTTTTCTTTCAAAAAACGCACATTGTTAAAAATATTTAAATACTTTTATTGTTAAATATTTTCCGAATTAAATTAAACAACAGAATTATATAGCCAAGGCATAGCATCCGCTGCATTAGAACTTACTAAAGTTAGTGCAGTTAAAACATATAATGCTCCTAAACTTTTTGAATCTTGATTTATGCCACTATACACAAGCTTTTCAATAATTGTAAGACTAATGTTCTGTAAAACATCATAGTTATTATGTATCATATTTGTTTGCATTATTCCTAAATTTGCGAATGGGTCATGAAAATTACATATGTTATTTTTTACCTCTGCACTAAGTTGAGCTCTATAACTCCAAATGTCATGTAATTCTTTTATGAATTTTACATGTTTTATATTTGTTGTTAATTCTGTAAACCATGTTATATCAGTATAATTTCCTAAATCGTCCATTGCCTTAAATACATTCACAATACGTTGGTTAAAACGTTGTCGTTTTGTTAATTTGATATTTGACACTTCTTCGTCATAGGATATTTTTATTCCTAATGTTTTTGATATTCTAATGTAGTCTGTTAATTTTGTAATAACATCAATATTTATTGGATTTCTTGTATATGGATTTAATATTTGTGTCTTCTTAGAATTTTCTTGAAGTATCAACTTTTTTAAAGAGAGAATGTGAAAGCCATATATCTTTCCATCAATTTCATCCCTAAAGCTAATGAAACTTGTGTAATCAATCTTATCTAATTCATCCATCAAGTAAAAGTCTTCTGAATTTACACATTTAGATCTATCTAGGAATCCCGGACCATGTAAATTTATATATTTTCTTACTAAACAACGCCTAACATGTTTTTGAATTTTTATAACATAATAGCTTGTTCTTAAATAATCAAATAACATATCTATTATTTGTTGTTTCTTTTTACCACTCATATTTTTAATTTTATAATGACTTCCAATTTGTTTTAGTTCTGGTATTTTATATTTTTCAGTAATTATTTTATTGTAATCCGAAAAACATGGTATTTTGAGTTTTTCCTCCGCACGCATAAGATTTTTATTCATTATACTGTTTATTGTAATCTATCTATATTATTTCTTATTTTTTCATTCTCTCTTTTTGCATTCTCTCTTTTTCATTCTCTCTTTTTGCATTCTCTCTTTTTCATTCTCTCTTTTTATTCATTACTAGACAAAAATATATAGTGGGTTTATTTGCTATAATTATCTATAAAATTGGTTAAAGCACTCTTCATAAAACTATTAAATCAATTAGGGAACAATTAGAAGACCGAATAAATACGAATACAATATATTTTTTATTAAAAATTAAAAAAACTAATTTTAAAAACTCATTCGTAATTAAAATCTCCAAAAAAATCCTATTATCATTTAAAACCATGTTTTTTCACTGTATTCGTATTTTAAGACCATCATTCGTGTTTTATTTTTACAATAATAAAAAAAAATTGATTTAAAGAAATCTCCCAGATATATAGTATAAAACATGGCAGGAGCAGGAGAAGTCGTTCAAGGCACTCAATATGATGCAGCCACTATGATGAAATATACTAAGCCGAAACCTATGGGAAGCCAGGGTGGCAAACAAGTTGGTATTTTGAATGCAAATGTGAATAAACAAACTAAATTGAATACACCACTTATGACGACTTGGGGCGTAAATGAATGGCCCAGTGATACAGGTGGTCCAAGTAAATATGATATGAGTTTGCAATTTCCTAAAGACGAGTATTCTACGCCTTCACAGGAGAAGTTCCTCGAGAATCTCAAGGCATTTGAAGAAAAGCTCAAGGCAGATGCTATTGTAAATTCTAAAGAGTGGTTTGGTAAGAATATTACATCACCAGATGTAATTGATGCACTCTACACTCCAATGCTTCGTTATCCTAAGAAGAAGAATGCTAATGGTGAGCCTACGGGTGAGATTGATTACGACCGTCCCCCGACTCTTAAGATTAAGATTCCTTACTGGGAGGGTAAGTTCAACTTCAAGGTGTTTAACGACAAAAAGAAGCGAATGTATCCAGTTATTGATGAAGAGGGAGAAGAATTGGATTCAACTGAACAACCTGACCCACTGTCATTTATTGCAAAGGGAGCAAAGGTTGCCGTCCAGATTGTAAATGGTGGCATTTGGTTTGCGGGAGGCAAATTTGGCACTAACTGGAAGCTTCGAGAACTTGTTGTAAAGCCCAAGGAAGTTCAAACTGAAGAGTGCAGTGTTACACTTGACGAAGAAGATACGGCAGCTTTGACAAATCAACCCACTTCTACAAGTGATGATGAAACATCTGAAGCCCAAAATGTTACTATGAATGCAGTTTCAACTGATGTAGCAGATAGTGATGACGATGATGAAGAGAATACTGTAGTATCTCCTGAACCTGAACCAGAAGTTGAGAGTGAACCGGCTCCTGAACCAGTAAAGAAGAAGCGTGTTGTTAAAAAGAAAAAGACTACTGATGATGAATAAGCATTATAAAACCAAAAACACTATAAATAAAAAATACTATAAACCAAAAATACTATAAACCAAAAATACTATAAACCAAAAATACTATAAACCAAAAATACTATAAATATACAGATAACTAAAATATTATTAAAATAGCTTTAATAATATTTTTTTTACTAATAAAACCTAAAATGAATTATAATATCGCCTACTCTAATATCATGTGGAAATTCAATGTCATTTATTTTTGGTATGCCACATTCCTTTAAAGTATAACTTTGTGAAGATTTTAATTTTAATTCTTCTCTAGGTATTAAAAAACTTTTCTTTCCTATATCAATCTTTATATTGTCTGTAAATATCACTTTTCTAATATCATAATTAATAAAAACTAACACATTATTATTTTTATCAATATCAATATGTGGTTCTAATTTTGGCTCGCATCTAACATTAAATTCATTATTTGACATATCAGTAAATGTCATATCATTATGCCACAATGGAACTAAAAATTCCTGATTATTATGATTTAACTTAAACAATTTTTGCTCGAATAAATCATCAATAGTTGCCTCTAAAACTATTATTTTCTTATCTGTTTCTCTCTTTAAGATTATTTTTTCAATCTCTCTTATTAGAAGATTAATCTGGTCAATATAACTATTATGTATAGAACTTGACTGACTACACATTTTTAGATATCTAACAATCAATTGTAGCTGTTCTATATCAAGCTCTAAAAGTATTTTTATTGAAAATTTACTGTGAATCAAAAAATCAACAAATGCTCTAACTAAATACTCATATGTATGCTTATTTTTTGAATCATCATAATAACCATGCTTATCATTCATTAGATATTTATGTGCCTGTGTTATTTTTTGAAAACGAATTGTGGCTTCATCTTTATTATCCGGATTTTTATCAGGATGCCATTTTAATGCATTAATATGATATTGTTTCTTTAATTGTTCTTGTGTAAAATTCATTGATAAGTCTAATATTTCACATGCTTCTCTCTTATTCATGTATGTGCTTTATTAATGTTAATACAATTTTCTCTAAGTGATAAATAGGTCTATAATTATTATTATATAATTGCAAGCTTGAATATATATCGTCAATGATTAAACCTAATTTATTATTTGTTATATTTAATTCTGTTTTTTTACTTTCGATAGCTTTTAGAATATACCATATGAAATCATTTACACTAATATTATAAATTAAAATATTGTAAATATTCTCTCTTAAAGTATTAAATTTTAATTTTGATGGGTCAATAATCGTTTCTAGTATTACGTCAAATAATTCATATTCATTGTCGGTTTCATTTTCGGTTAAATACAAACTTTTCAAATTAATCAACTCATTTGTTTTTACTTTATTGAATCTTTTTTTTAATATATTTTTACTTGGTCGAAATACATTTATTGTTAAAAAATTATTCAGTATATTTTCAGGAATAAAACTATAATGCTCAGTTAATAATATAAATTTTATTGTTATTGGTAGGTAAAAAACTTTTTGTATATAACTATAAAAAATCTCTAATAGTTCTACTTGAATTGTATGAAAATTTTTACAAACTATAAAACCTTGCGGTTTCCTTTTTGCAGTTATAATATCAACTATTTGCTCAAATAATTCATTCCATAATTGTTTAGAGTTGCAACCTAGTAAGGCAATATCAATCTCATAATGAATATCACTAATCTTATAGTAAAAATCATTTTTTGCTGTTGTTAGCAAAAGTTTTTTCTCATATTTTAAACTAGTTTCACTGTAATTCTTTATAAAATTCAAACATTGTGTATATTTACCACTACCTGGTGGTCCATACATTATAATATTTGATAATTCGCTGAACTCATTTTGTATGGTTTTTATTAATGTTTTATTTTTTTCGTTAAAATTATACTCTTCGTATGATTTTATATAATCTTCAAACGAAGTCTCGTGAAATTTCATTATTATATTTATTATATGTTACTATCTAATACTTAATTTTATTTAAATAATATAAATAATTAACAACAATAATTGTATCTACAATAATGAGCGTAATTTTTAAATTCAATGATTATGATGAAAATGATTTATATTTTATAGAGTTTGTAAAAAACAATGTAAAATCAAATAGTTATTTTTCTAGAATAATTTATTCTAACCGATTTATTGCACTTAAAAACCTTTACTTCACTTTCTCTCTAAAAAATGTCACATACAAAGAACAATATCTCAAAACAATAATCTACTTTGATGAATCAAAAAATAATTTAGAATCACTCTATGAAATCGAAAGAAATATCATAAATAAATTCATAGAATATAGACAAATATACAACAAAGATACTATTATCTATCCAACTTACTGTATTAGAAATCAATTCAAACTAAATTACATTAAAGTTTTTAAAAATACGGCAGTAACTAATATTCATTCAGAATTTACAGAAATATATATTAAAATATCTGGTATTTGGCAAACCGATAATAATGTAGGTATTACTTTTAAATTTATCTAAAATTCCCGGTTGGTTTATAATTATGATTGGTTTATTGATTTAAACATTGTTTTATATTTAAATCAATTGCTTATCCTTCTGTTATATAAAAATTAGACACTATTTGCATTGCCATTATTAACATAAATGTTATAATTGATAAACCATAAATTGATAAATTCATTATTGTTTTAGCAATATTTTCACTTTGCGAATTTTCATTTTTTGATTGTAGCATATCATCTCTCGCAACTTTCAATATAACTGAAATCTTTATGATTAAAAATACTATTGTTGCGGAATACAAATTATAAAACACATCAGGAATTTTGGGTATTCCATATTTCATTTTTCTTATATAACTATCTTCAACTATCAATTCATAATTACTTCTAAATATTTGCAGCAGCCATGTTATTAATAATGATACTATAACTAATGGAGACATTTTAGATATTAAACTGTCATTATTGCCATTGCTTATACCTAACATGAAAAATAAAATCAAGTATAGAGAGAATAATATCCAATACAATCCCCATAATGTGCTTTTTATAGAATTCAATAAAACTATTATTCCAATAAAAATAAAACTAAATAATATATTCATTATATCTTCATTCCTCATATACTATAAATTAATACTTTAATTATATAAAAAATTTAATTATATATTATATATATTATGAGTCGAATACAAAATGGTCCTACAATGGATAGAACTGAATCTAGACAAAGTTATTATTTAAACCAAAGAAATATTGTATTAAACAGTAATGATAGAAATGAGAGAATTTGGCCAAATGCCAATCATTTTGAAATTGCACTACCAAATCCTTATAAGAATGTACAAAGTGTAAAAATCGCAAACATAATATTACCAAGATTCGCTGAAAATACTTTCTCAAATAGTAATCAAAATATTAAAATGATTGTTTCTGTAAATGCAAATAGTACTACTTACACAAGGACAGTAGAGATTGATGAAGGGGACTATACTAATGAAAATTTAAAAAATTTATTGAAAAGACGGCTTAACACAACTTTTAGTGATGTTCCTAGTTTTCCCTTGCCACTTTTTGATATTTTATACAATGAAGTTACAAAAAAACTTACATTTTCTTGTAACAAAGAATTTGCATTTAATTTTTCTAAAAAACCAGAATATTTATCAACAGACTGTAATAAAGCATCTAAAATCGAAATATTTAACAAATTAAACAATTGGGGTCTTGGCTCCTTTTTAGGATTTGACAAAAAAATCATAACTTCTAAAACAATTACAGAAAGTATTTCAGTAGACTATCATGACCCACCAACAACTTTTTCTTCTGCAGGTAGTCATGTAATAACTGCCGATTATGAATTAAGAACCGACAATACCGAAAACGAAATATATTATATCGAAATAGAGCAACTTAACCAATTTGATGAAGTAACACCGGATAAAATTATGGATATTATGTTCAATAATAATGAAGTAGACCAACATACAACATCATTCTTTTCAGAAGTAATACAATTAAAAGGAAAAGGACCTGCTAATTCAGGAAGCGGTATTGCACATTTTAATCCACCATTAGACTATTTAAGTAAGCTTAAAATTAAATTTAGACATCACGATTATTCTCTTGTTGATTTAAAGAATAGAGACTATACTCTTGTATTACAACTTACATTCTTGGAGCCCGACCCTTTTAAAGTAGGAAGAATTCGTAAGCCCGAATTTTACGAAAAATAAGTCGATTTAATCCATGATATGACTTCTTCTTCGTCGTCTTCCATATAATCACCTTCATATTTCTTAATCTGTAGAAACTGCGGCTTTGTCATTTCATCTGTTTTATAAAAAATGTAATGACCATATTTACCCTTTCTTATTGTAAAATCTTTCGATAAATTTCTTACCACACTTGCTGGCAAACCTTTCAAATTCTGCTTATTACTTTCAACAGAATAACTACCATCATTTGCGTGTTTCATTAAACCAAACGGAACGCTTGATTCAATCGTTTTAATGACATCTGCAATTGTAATTTCATTATCTGGTTTATTTATGTTATTAACCGATTTATTCTTACCATTCAAATTTATATACAAGCCATATTTACCCTTCTTTAGATATATTTCTTCGCTATTATAAATTCCCAAATACTTTCCACCCGATGAGCCAATTACATCAATCAAATCATCTAACTTATATTCTCCGCGATTCAAACGGTCTATATCAATATTTTTTTTTACAGTTATGAACTCTGTTACTCCATTTTTTTCTTGTTTAATTACCGGACCATGCTTTGCTACAATATATGTATGATATTCATCTATTTTTATTCCATTCCCAGTTTTCTTTCTCTCTTCTATTTTACTATCTTTGCTACATGATTTTATTAATTTAATTAATTCGTTCGTGCAACTATTACATAAATCATAACATGTTCCTTCTCCTTTTGCAATTTTATCCAATCTCTCTTCCATATCTTTTGTATAATCATAATCTATGAAATCTCCAAAATATTTCATCAAAAATTCTATTACTAAAACACCAGTTGGTTGTATTACTAATTTGTTATTCTCATTTCCAAATTCTTTCTCTTCTTCTTTCTCTCCAATTTCATTATCAATCAGTTCATAATTGATACATTTTAAGGTCTTACCTTTTATATTTTCTTTTTTTACATATCCTCTATCTTGTATCTTATCAATAATGCTACTAAAAGTAGATGGACGACCAATTCCTTTGCTTTCTAGTAATTCTACCAATTTAGCCTCAGTATAGTGTGTTTTCAAATCTTTAAGAGAGAAATTGCATGAAATCTTACTGTAATCAAATGATTTTGTTTTGTCTAAATTTAATAGATAATCATAATATTCAGTTGTATCGTTCACACCTCGTATTATTTTCCAGCCGGGAAAAATGTTTTTCTCACTTGAATATCGAAATGACTTTTCACCAAATGCACTAATTACTGTTGTCATTTGTTTATATTGTGCATCACTCATACAACTTTCTATTGTATTATTCCAAATTAATTTATACATTCTCTTCTCTTTTGGTTGCATCTCTGTTTCAATATCACTTACTGTTATATCAGTTGGTCGTATAGCTTCATGTGCCTCTTGAGCAGTATTATTCTCTTTAGAACTTTCCTTCTTACTTTTCTTTTTAGTTTTCCTTGCTCCTTCCGAGAGAGAATCAACAGATTCATGTAAATACTTTTCACCATAACTATCTTTTATATGTGATTTTGCTGTAGCTATAAACTCTTTACTATATTTTGTGCTGTCTGTTCTCATATATGTAATTAATCCTGCTTCATATAATGTCTGACAAATTTTCATTGTTTCTTTTGGAGAAGTTCTAAGTTCTGTGCTCGCTTGCTGTTGCAATTTGCTTGTTGTAAATGGTATTGGTGGTCGTTTTGAAACTGTCTTTTCCTTTTCACATTTCATCATATGTTCATGATTTACTGTTTCAGTAAGAAAGTCTTCTACTTCTTCTCCATTTTTGAAACTATGATTAAGAGAGAATGGTATGGTATATTTTGTGAAGTAGCCAACAGTGTTGTATGTTTGTGTTCCTGGTGATTCTGCTATCAATTTTTGATTCTCATAAATTATTTTAAGTGCCGGTGATTGACATCTTCCAGCAGACAACCCACTTTTTCTGCTAATATTTTCCCAAAGCACCGGTGATATTCGATAACCAACAACCAAGTCTAATATTTGTCTCGCTTGTTGTGCATAAACCAAATTCATATTAAGAATTGTTGGATTTTTAACTGCATCTACTATTGCTGTTTTTGTTATTTCATTAAAAATAATCCTTTTTGTAGTTAATGGAGAGAGACCAAATATATCACAAATATGCCAACCGATTCCTTCACCTTCCCTATCGTCGTCTGTAGCAATAATGACATCCTTAGCCTTTTTAATTAATCCTCGTAATTTACTAATTTGATTTAATTTACTTTCTGAATTTGTAAATGTTGGCACAAATTTTTTATCGATATCTTTTAAAGTTTTCAATTCTCTTAAATGACCATAACTTGCAACACACACATATTGAGAGCCCAAAAAACTTTCGATTTTCTTACACTTCGCAGGAGATTCTACAATGACTACTATTTTTCCTGACGACATATTATCATAAATACATAGGTAAATGTTTATATTAATTCATATTAATATAAACTATACTAAAGTAAGCGATTTATTTCTTGCCAGAACGGCGCTTCTTGACAGAACGGGGTCTCTTCTTGCCAGAACGTGGGCTTTTCTTGCCAGAACGGGGGCCCTTCTTGCCAGAACGACGTCCCTTCTTGCCAGTGCAATGTCCCCCGCCTTTGCGAGAACGACCTTTTCCACGAGAACGTTTTGGACTACAGCCTCTAGATTTACTTCTTCTACGACCACCCGTCTGTGCTGGAGCGCCACCAACCTCAGCAGCACCACCAACCTCAGGAGCACCACCAACTTCAGGAGCACCACCAACTTCAGGATTACCACCTGCTAAATCAGACATTTATATAAATTAGGTAGAAAAAAAATTTATTATATGATTTTTGTTTTACTAAAATAAATTTTATTTATATTTTTTAATTAATTACTCTCTATTATTATAAATATTTCTAAATACATCCAAACAATAACCGGCGAAATGAACAAATTCATCTTCATCGCGGCTTAATGTTCTCTCTAAATCTATTACATTGAATTCATCAAAACATTCTGCCGCATCCATACCTTGTTGTATCTCATCAATATTAGCCCAATAATCAACAATAGGGTCTTGTTCATCATCACTTCTCTCCATATTTATTGCTAAATTTAATCCATCCATAACGTCAGCAACATCATACGAAGAAATCCTAAATACTCTTGATGGGATTTTATAAACACTATTTGTTATTCTTGACGCAACTTGTATATCATCGCTATCTTGCGATTGATTAATCATTTCGCAATATTTATAATCTAATGCTGTTAATATTTCATTCAAAGAAAGCGACCTTATTATTTTTTGTCTCTCTCTTTCAAGAATGATATCTCTCTCTTCAATTATAAAATCTTGTATTTCTAAAGGAAGTATATCCCAATAAGATTTAAAACACGATTTTTTGATGAGCGCCATTGGTAGTTTAATAAAATGTAATTAAAATGATTTATTTCAATTTAATTTAATTCATAGCTTAAATTCATAGCTTAAATTCATAGCTTAAATTCATAGCTTAAATTCAAGCATCAATAACTTTTGCAGTCTCTAGAGCCTTTTTATATTCACTCCATGAAATATCTTTATTTCGTGCCTGTTTAGGTTTTTTTACATGCTTTTTATTTCGTTTTTCAGTATTTTTCTCTTTTTGCAAAGCACTATCAATATAAATTTGCTTAAGAATTGAACCAACTTGATATGAGCCTTCATGCTGGTCTAATTCACCATCTTCTATTTGCTTCAATATTCCTAAAAACTGTGATAGCAATTTTAAATCAATTTCAGATTTTTTTACCTTATTAAAAATATCAGTATAATTATCAAACAAAAATTTACATTTAGAACGGCACATCATATCAAATTCATTTGGATTTGTTTTAGCAAGACGTTCATAACGTCTTTTTATATTATTTAATGTTTCAACATCATTTTTAATTAAAGCACTATGTTTAGTTTTACGAATTAACTCTGTTGTTTCTTCTGTTTCATTATCTCCAATCATTTTCTTCAAATTTAGACGCTCTTTCTCGTTCATTATATTAATAGATATAATTTTATTTTTATATTCCTTAAATATATAATGAAACGTATTAATTTTAGTCTATTTAAAAAAATTATATTGTTATGTGGGCTGTTATTTATATTAAATTTTATTCTCAATAATGTCACTAAAAAAACATGTAATGTTATTGAACCAATTGTCGTAGAATATTCAACAAATACTAATATAACAGACTTATCAAAAAAAGTAGAAAAACAAAAAGAACAGAGTTGTTCGAATTGTAAGCAAACTGCTGATAACGAAAATGTAAATTCTAATTGCGCGGAAACATGTAATTAAAATATCATAATATATATAAAATGAACACAAATGATGTTTTTTATTCATTAATTATTTTTATAGGTTTTGCAACATTATTTGTAATGAGTATTATGGAAACACGTAGAAAAAGAGTAAGAGATAATTGGACTGAAATGAAATGTAATCCAAGTGTTATGATGTTTGCAAATTATTATAAAGAAGACGTCAGCACTATGGAAAATTTTAATGAATGTATGAGCGAAATGAAAACTTCAAATCTTTTCGACGTATTCGACCCTATTTCAGATGCTTTCGGTTCACTAGCAGATTTTGGTGGTAGTATGCAAAGTGAAATTATTGGCATTCAATCTTTTCTTAACAGCTTTGTTAGCACTGTCAATGATACATTTAGTATATTTTTTATCCTTATGACAAATATGACAGCTGGTGTATATAAAATTTTAGCAAACATGCGAGATACAACAGAGAGAACGATTGCAGTTAATGAATTACTAAAAGTTATGATTGACCAAGAAAGAGCATATATTCGTTCTGTATATTATTTTAAATCTCCAGAAGAAGTAGGCGAATAACTTTTTAATATGTAGTATTGTAAATAATTATATTATTGTTATAATATAATTATAATGTCAGAAGGTTCAGAAAATGCAACAGAAAGTAAAATATTTAAAATTCTAGGAGAACTTAAAAGTGACACTTATTTTAGTAAATATGGAATAGATGTTATTCTAACTATTTTTATACTTTTCATCATTTTAATGATTTTCATGTATATTAGAATTCAATCTAATAAAAATTATTACATATATGGAAAATATACCGATAAAGATGGAAAACAGCAACCTATTTGGAAACGAGAGAGATGTAAGCCGCATATCTTACCATTTTCTGGTAATTTATATCGACCTGACCCATCTAAAACCGCTTTTGAAACTACAATGAACAATTTTGAAGAATGTGTAAACAATCCCTTTACTACTAGTAATGTAACTTCATTAAATCCAGTAAGATTCGCAGCAAATACTGTTAATTCTTTATTAACTGTTTTAAGTGCAATTATATCCGGTATAAGAAGCTATATACAAAGTGTTCTTGATGTTTTTTTCATTAGATTCAAAGAAAATAAAGAAATCTTAACAAATACTCAAATCGATATTACTCGTAGATTCTCTTCGGAAATATACAATAAATTACATACTTCGGCAACACTTTTAAATGACAGTGTTAATAATTTTACTTCAAATGTAAATGATATGGCAAATAAAGCAGGTGCTCAACATATTAGAGATACAGTTAAATTTTATTACAGAGAATGGGTCGAAACACTAGTATTAAAAACACTTGGAGCTTCACTTGTATCTACAGCTTATTTTATGTATACTAATTTAGGGCCATTATTTTTCTTAGGAGCGTTTCCTCATGCATTCGGTGAAATATTTTTAGGTATTGCAAAGGGTATATCATCCGAATTACAGCCACATTATAATGTATTGAGTGGTGCTGGTGAATTTGTTCCTGCTCCTGTTGGGGGTGCTGCAGATTTTAATACAGATAAGCAATTTTCATTATTTTATGGCGATGAATATAATACAGAAACAATTGTTAATAGTGATGGAACAGTTACAACTACTGCAGAGAGAAAAGGACAGCATGTTGGTGGTAATATAAGTTCAATTAAAGATATAACAAAACCTTCTTTTGCTGATTTATTGAAAGCATGGGATTTTTTTTGTAGTAAGAATGACGATGATAATTATAATGATTCAATCTGGCAAAAAGCAATAAATAATCACCGAGCAACCATTAGAGATATTAAAGGTGTTAATAGTGAAGATGCTAATACAGCACAAGAACAATCTGAAAAATATGATAATACTTTTGAATGGCCTTCTGCACTTGGTGGCGATGGCTCTGATATGATACAGAAAAAAATTAAATTACTTAAAAGATGGATGGGTTTATCAAATGATGTTCCAGCCAACACAGACCAGGAGCTTTGGGGTAAGAAATATTTTATTGCAGATAATATACATTATTCTGTTAGAATTGAATTTAAAGACAATAGCTACTGGGATGAACTTGTTAGAAAATTAGAGTTAGCTAAAAAATCAAATTGTTTCAATTTAAATGTTTTTGTTGATGAAAGTGAAAAATCAGTTATTTTATTACAACAAGATTGGAAATCAACAGGAGCTGGACAATATCAACCCGAAATTGCTCCTTGGCCTGATTTTTTAAAAACTCCTAATGTATTCGATATTTATCCAGAAGGAGAACAAGGTAATGCTTTATTAAAAAAACATATTGATGATAAAGAAACTAAACAATATACTACATATCAAGGTAATGTTGGTATTAAAGAACCAAAACAACGGCTTTTTGCATCACGTATGTGGTTTTATGATGTTGCCGGAGAGAGACATATACATAGATATGACCCTGGAAGTGCTAGAATTGAACAAGGTCGTGATGGTAGTTATGGAGACGGTAATATTACTTTTAGTTTAAAAGCATGGACATGTAAAAACGACAAAACTAGTTTCGAAGACACATCAAATATGAAAAAATATAATGTTGGAGCTGGTCAGTGGACTAGAAGTTCAGTGTTTAAAAATAATATTTTGATTGACGGTGAATGCATGTCTGGATGTTTTGGTAAAAATACTCTGGTTAATATGAATGATGGTAAACAGAAACCCATTAACAAAATTAAACCAGGAGATATTTTAGAAAATAACAACAAAGTTAATGGGGTAATGAAATGTAAGAAACAAGGCAAACTCCTTTATAAGATTGATGATACAATTGTCACTTCACATCATAAAATATTATACAATAATAAATTTATTGATTCACACAAACATCCTGATTCTGTCTATTATAATATTAAAAATTATAACCATAAATATGTTTATTGTTTATCAACAGAACAGAAAAAGATACAGATTAACAATTTAACTTTTATAGACTGGGATGAATTAAATGAAAAAGATATTACTAACTTAAAAATGAAACTTTCAAATGAATTTGAGAGAGAATCACAAAATGATGGTTCATGTGATATTGGAAAAGTTATTCACAAGCATATTGATTCTGGATTTCATCCGTATACATCTGTCGAACTTAAAAATGGCACTACAAAATATTTTAAAGATATTACATGCAATGATATAATGAAGGATGGAAGCAAGATTAATGCAATTATAAAAATCGATGCAAGAGAGATTGATATGTATAAACACAACATTAATGGAAACTCTGTTTTTGGAACACAAAATTTGGTTTATAAAGACAATCATAATAAGATTAAAACCACTTATTATAATGAAGAAAAGAGAGAACGATATTACCCTAAAGCGTCAGAGAACGATAAAGAAAAAGAAAATATGCAATACATGTATCATATCTTAACGGATAGTGGTGTATTTGAAATTAATAACGTGATTTTTCATTGCTACAACAAAAACTTGGAAATATTTTTATAAGTGAATCTATATTTGGAATAATTACGTCTGCTTCACTAAGATTTACATTCTTATATCCCCCGGATAAAACACCAACAACACGACCAAATTTTGCATTTATACCTGCATGAACGTCTGATATTGTATCTCCTATCATCATCGCATTTTCTGGATTTACTTTTAAATTTTTACATATTTTTAAAAGTGGGTCAGGTGATGGCTTATTTGCTATCATATCATTACCACAAACCAAGTCATCTATATATATTTTATCTTTATCTTTATCTTTATCTTTAAATTTACTGGTATCATTATATGTTTCCTTTTCATTGGTTTCGGTTTTAACATTTATATTTAATATTCTTAAACATTCTTCAGTTGGCTTCCTATCGTCACAAGTGCATATAGCAACTTTTATATTATTCATATGTAAAAAATTAAATACACCATGCGTATCACCACATTCTCTTATTGTTTCACTATTCACTTCAATATCAAACCAAATCTCTCTTATTATTTGTATAATTTTCTTTACATCTTCACTTGTTTTACACAAAACAAGATTTCTAATATTTATTATATAATCACATAAAGCATTTCTAATATCATCGTTGCTGCCCTTAGCAACTATACTATCTCCGTCAAATTCATTTTTTATATTATCATATCCTAAGTATTCCCAGATTGTTGGTTTATTATGTTCTTTTACCAATAAATCCGGAAATATTTCTTCGAGATTATTTACCATTTGAATGGTCCAATTGCCAAACATCAACGTATTATCAATTAATGTGCCATCTTTATCAAAAATAACTAATTGAATATCATTGCTAGGAATACGCATTTGATAATATTTGTAAAAATCTTGATTTCGAATAAGTTGATAAAATTCTATTTTTTTGTTTTGACAGCGTATTTTATCGTATTTTTTAAATATCTTGTAAAATCCAATATAATTAATTAGTATGTAATCCAATAATCTTTCTTTACTCATTAATTCATTTCTTCTTGCTGAATTGACAAATAAATTAATCTTTTTAAATTCTATGTTTATTAAGTCTAAAAAAAAATTATAATCAGTATTATCATTATTTATTACTTTTTTTAAATAATCATAATCAATGTAAAAATCATCAAAAGATTTACATTTTGATTTTTTTAAATATCGTCCAAATTTCATTTTATATACTATTTTTATAATTTTTTCTGTCTCTCTATTTTCTCTCTATTTTTTTGTCTTCAATACTCATTAAATAAATATTAATTAACTGGTTTATAATTTCTATGTATTTCTCTTCACTAAACCCTATTAATGACGACCTTACATACTGCAATATTACTTTATTTGTAACCAATTTATAAGTAAGGTCAAGTAAAAGTTCTTTCTCATTATTTAATTCAGAATCTTGCAAAAATTCTATTAGATAACGAAATAAATATACATTCCAAGCTGTAACCTTTTTTATACGAAGCATATAATTTATTAAACAAATCTTTTCAGGGTGTATCATTAAACTTATATAATTAGTTAGTTTTTTTATTTAAAAGGTCTATTAATTTTTATTTAAAGGTCTATATATATAAATATATAATGTATAATATTGAATCTCGATTTAAAAATCGTATTATGGCTGGAACGTTTGGTGCTATTACTTTTATTTATTTTTTTAATAATCCTGATAATTTTAATGCTATTAAAGTTCGTATTTCTTCTACTATAAATGAATCATTTAACTTTATTGCCGAATTATTGAAACAAAACCTATATCAAAATAAATTAGTTACAAGCACTATTACTCTTAATACTAATGAAAATAACTCTAATGAAAATGACTCTAATAACGACGATAATTAATCAGTTTGTATTTTATTCGCATTTTATTCTTAATTTATTCGGATTTTATTCGGATTTTATTCGGATTTAATTTAATAAAATTGAAGTTAAAAAAACTTTTATTTAAACAATAGACAAGAGTAATATGTGGAAAATCGGAAAAAGAGGAAGACTGAAAACTCACATTAAAAATAAAGTTACTAAAAAAGAGTATCTAATACATAGCGAAGCATATAGAATTGCAAAAAAATACGGGGATATTATTAATGTTCCTAGAATACTCAGTTACGATGAAAAAAAACAACAAATGACTACAGTTAAGGTCGGGAAAGAAAATGTTTCAGATTTCTATGGTGAAGAATTCTCATCTGTTCCAGAAGAAGTTACTGAAAAAATTAGAAATATAATACAGATTCTTTATGATTCAGGTATAATTTACCCTGATATCACTGGTTATAACTTTATTGAATCAAGGAGAAGCAAAAATAAACGCGTATGGATTTTCGACTTCGAACATGCAGAAATTCTACCAAAAAAACCTAATGACTTTGTTGAAGAGTTTTTAGGCGGTCTTAATGACTGGAACCCTGACTTTAGGTAATAATTAGATTACAAATAAGAAATCTAATTATTAATTTATAACACTTATTAATTTACTATAAAATTCTATTTTTTATTTTGTCTTTACTAGTTCGTCTTACTACTACTAGTTCGTCTTACTACTTCTTCTTCTTGTTGTCTTAGTAGTTCTTCTTCTTCTTCCTGTATTACTACTTCTTCTTCTTGTCTTAGTCCTACTTGATGATTTATTAATAGAAGATTTTTTACTATATAAAATTTCTAAACCATCTAAGTAAGAGCTTATATCTTTATTAACATTATTTGTAGATACTGTTGTAGATTTTCTAATTAATTTATTGCCACCTTTTGTATTTTTACTATTTGTTCTATTACTATTTGTTCTATTACTATTTGTTCTATTACTATTTGTTCTCTTTCTTGCAGATGGAGTTTTAGTCATGGGTTTGCTTAAATTATTAGGTGTTTCCGGTGTAATATTTCTAGATGGAGGTGGAACAGGTGGAGCGTCCAATTTTTTCTCAATATTATATCCAACTCTTACGCGAGACATAAATTCATAAGAGCCATTTCCTATATAAATTGACAAATCTTCAATTGATAAAAACATTTTCAAAAAATTAATTAAAAAATCAGATGGTGCAAACATCATTGGGTATGTCAAGTTTATTTCAGTTTTAAAAAAACCAGCACTTGAATAGTTATAACTAGGATTATTAAATATTGGTGTATAAATGAATTCACAATCTTTATAATTTCCCTTCATTAGAGTCAATAATCTTCCAAAAAACATGCTGTTATAATCAGAACCATAATATGTAGGCTCAAATACTACTTTCTTACCTTGAGTAAGTAATTTAATTATTAAACTCAAGATTAAACGATTTTGTAATTTTGATTCTACTGGAATACTTTTACTTCTAGACTTTTCATTATTAGAATTTGGTGTAGAATCTACACTAAGAATACTATAGCGATTACCACCTTGCATATTTTCTTTTGATTTGCTTCTTGACCGGCTCCTTGATTTGCTCCTTGACCGGCTTCTTGATTTCTTTTTCGATTGTATTTTGGTTCGATTTGTTTCTTCCAATTTTTTCGCTTCTCCCTTATATTCATCTTTCAAAAAATTCTCAAAATTATTTATAACTACAATTCCATCACCTCTTTTTTCCAAATTAAAATCATTCACATTTAAATTCCGTATTGAATTTTCATGCATCTTTGCAATTTCATTGTATGTAACAGAATCATCATTAAAGTATGGGTCATTGCCCCACTTATCATCATAATTTGTAATATATAATGGCTGTTCATTCCCTTCTTCATCTTCATCCATATCAATAAAACCTTTATCAATAAGCTTATCATTGCCGTCATTAAAATATTTCACTTCTTTCATATATTCTAGATATTCTCTCATACCTTCCAACTTTCCCTTGTCAGGAAAATTTAAATATTCGTGATATTTTTCAGACACGGGGTCGAGGTATTCCTCATCCAAAAACAGCGAAAATTTCGCACTGCGGTCGCTAGCAGCGCCAGCTGCACCTGCCGATTCTTCTGTTGTCAAACATTCCGAATGCTCCACATATATTGTTTTCTGCATTCCTTCATAATCCCATTCATATACATATTCCATCATTCTCTCATCATAATCCAACGTTAGCCATAAATATTCAATAGGTAATGGAATAACTTTCATGGGGCACAACATTTTATAACTATTAAAAACTAATGACAATACACGGTCATCGGCACGACCACTCTGCGATTTACTTCCAGCAGTTTTTATCCATTTTTCTAAGAGAGATTTTGATTCATTGCTTGTAGAAAACCACATTATCCCACCAGATGTTTCAAATGTATAAGGGTCATAAGTTATACTTTCTAACATTTTATATCCTGAACGCGGGTCGATATACCAACTTCTTGCCATAAAATCAATTTCATCTCTCATATCAAAAATCTGAGGATATTTACGAACAAACATGTCACCATCAATATATAGCACAGCACGACCTTTGCATGATTCAAGTGCTTTCTTTATAAAAAGTGGTTTTGCATTAATAGCCAATTGATAACCATCACTTCTATCTGCAAATTCCGGATATTCTACTGAGAGAAAATTGCATTTATTCTCTCTACAAGCATTTTCCCATTTATCAATCATCTCTTGAAATTCAACTGGTGCTAAATATCTTAGATGTTCGCCTAAAATATCATAGATATTCATTGATTTTCCACTATACTTTTCAAAAAAAGTATTTTTAAAATATAAACCTTTGTTATCATCTTGGGCTTTATATTGAATATTTTTATTTTTCGCAATTTTTCGTATTTCTGCTTTTATATCATTGATACTTTTTTCTATTTCGTTAATTCTACTTTTGTCTTTTGGCTCTAATTTATTACCTCCAAAACCTTCATAATATTTCTTTTTTAATTGCCCGGCTTCCTCTTTTAGTAAATATATTTGATATACTTTAAATTTTATCAAATGCATAACCTCTTTCATCATAATTCTAAAAATATCTTCTATTTCACTAAGTTTTTTTACTTCATATTCCAATGGAGGAGGAGCACCTGCTTTTGTTCCTTTCCATCCACGACCACGACCTTCTTTTAGTTGTTCAATTTTTCGTTTTGCTTCTGCTTCTTTTTCTTCACGGGGTAATTTTAAGTTAATGTTTAAATCTTCAAACATCATATCTTGATA